AATATTGTTGCTGTCACCGCCATTCGAGGCGACAACAGCAGCGTCTCGCTGACTACCACCGCAGCCACGTCTATCGTGAGTAACGCCGCGTCAAGCGGCAAGGTGTACAAGATCAACACGATCATCGTGGCGAATGTCGATGGCACCAACGCCGCCGACATCACGGTCAACAAGTACAGCGCGGCGGCACTGGGCGGCACGGCGTACCCAATTGCCTCGACCGTCTCGGTGCCCGCTGACGCCTCGCTGATCGTCGTCGACAAGACCACGTCGATTTACCTCAAGGAAAACGAGAGCATTGGCGCGACGGCTGGTACAGCCAGCGACCTTGTCGTAACTTGCTCGTGGGAAGACATCTCGTAAGGACTGCTCATGTCGCAACGGTATCAGGGCGGCATCCTCGGTGTAGGGTTCAACCCGCTTCAGGCTCCGAATGCACCGACGATTGGCACGGCTACGTCTGGCAATGCGTCCGCGTCTGTGGCTTTCACCGCGCCGGCCAATGTTGGCGGATCGGCCATCACCAGCTACGCCGTGCAGAGCACTCCGGGCGGCGTTGGCGCATCTGGCGCGTCGTCGCCGATTACCGTCTCCGGCCTGACCAACGGCACCGCCTACACGTTCCGCGTCACCGCGTTGAACAGCTACGGGCCTTCGCCCGCGAGCGGGGCGAGTAATAGCGTTACGCCTGCGTTACCGCAGTATATCGCTGTGGCGCACACCACGTCGCCCTTCGTTACCGCGTATCCGTGGTCTGGCTCTGGTTTTGGTACGAAGTTCGCCGATCCGGCCACACTACCTGCGGGATCAATTGGCTTTAGCGCAGCGTTCAGCCCCTCCGGCAACGCTATCGCAGTGGCGTATGGCCCTAATACGCCTCTCGTCACCGCTTACCCATGGAGTGGTTCTGGCTTCGGTACGAAGTTCTCCAATCCGGCAACGCTGCCGACTGGTACCAGCAGAGGCGTAGCATTCTCTCCGGCAGGCAACGCCATCGCTGTGTCGCATGACACCACACCATTCGTCTCTGCTTACCCGTGGAGCGGTTCCGGCTTCGGGACGAAGTTTGCCGACCCCGGTACGCTGCCGACTGGTCGAGGCGAAGAAGTAGCATTCTCTCCCACTGGCAATGCCATCGCCGTAGCGCACGCTGCCACCCCGTTCATCACCGCCTACGCTTGGAGCGGCAGCGGCTTCGGGACGAAGTTTGCCGACCCCGATACGCTGCCGACCGGCATTGGCAGAGGCGTAGCCTTTAGCCCAACGGGCAATGCCATTGCCGTAGCGCACGCTACGGCTCCCCGCGTCACCGCCTATCCGTGGAGCGGTTCTGGCTTTGGTACGAAATACGCCAACCCTGCTACACTGCCCGGAAGCTCCGAAAACGGGAATAGTGTGGCCTTTTCACCTTCTGGCAACGCTATCGCCGTGGCGCACGACGCCACTCCCTTTGTCACTGCGTATCCATGGTCTGGCAGTGGCTTTGGTACGAAGTTTGCTAATCCGGCTACTCTACCGTCCAATGGGAGCTTGGGTGTAGCCTTTAACGCTACAGGCGACGCCATCGCTGTAACGAATGGCTTCACTCCCTACATCTCTGCCTATCCATGGAGCGTCAGCGGCTTTGGAACGAAGTTTGCCGATCCGGCCACGTTGCCAACCGGTCAAGGCAACGGCGTCGCCTTCGGTGCCGGCTAAGGAACCCCTATGACCACGCGCTCCTTCCACACGGGGAACCTCTGATGCCTTCGTATTCCGGCGTCTGGTCGCTTTCCCAGCAGCTTCAGGCGGTGGCGGCTGGAAATTGGCCGGTGCCGCCGCAGCAGTTTATCGCCGTGGCGCATTCCACCACACCATTCGTCACCGCTTACCCGTGGAGCGACAGCGGTTTCGGCGTGAAATTTGCCAATCCAGCTACGCTGCCTACCGGAGAGTGCACCGGCGTAACTTTCACCACCTCTGGGAACGCCATCGCCTTGGCGCATCAAACTACGCCGTTTATCACTGCCTACCCTTGGTCCGGCGCTGGTTTCGGCACGAAGTTTGCGAACCCGGCAACGCTGCCCGCAGGAAACGGCGAAGGCGTAGCCTTTACCCCTTCAGGCAACGCTATCGCTGTGGCGCACTTCACATCGCCCTTTGTCTCCGCTTACCCGTGGAACGGCAGCGGGTTTGGTACGAAGTTCGCCAATCCGGCATTGTTGCCGGCAGCAATTGCTCGTGATGTAACGTTCAACCCGGCAGGCGACGTTATTGCCTCCATATCTGGCCAGCTTGTCAACGCTTACCCGTGGAGTGGCGGCGGCTTTGGTACTCGATTTGCCTACCCGGCCACTTTCCCAACAGGAAACGGGTTAGGCCTTGCTTTCTCGCCTAGTGGCAACGCCATCGCCGTAGCGCATTTCTCAAGCCCATTCGTTACTGCCTACCCGTGGTCTGGGGCGGGCTTTGGAACACAGTTTTCTAATCCGGCTACATTGCCGCCGGGCGACAGCTACGGCATAGCTTTCTCCCCAGATGGCAACGCCATCGCTCTAACGTACAATACGTCGCCATACGTCACCGCCTATCAGTGGAGTGGTAGTGGTTTTGGTACAAAGTTTACCGATCCTGCTACGTTACCGGCGGGCTTTTCTCAAGGCGTAGCCTTTAACTCCACTAGTAATGCAATTGCCGTGGCGCACGCTACGTCCCCCTTCGTTACCGCCTACCCGTGGAGTGGCAGCGGCTTCGGTACAAAGTTCACCAACCCAGCTACGTTACCGGCGGGGCAAGGTATCGACGTGGCCTTTGGGCTGATTTAACCAAGGAGCACAACACATGATCGACCTCAACGAAGAACGCACCAAGATCCTCACTGACGCCTACGAGCACCGTCAGCGCGAGGTCATGCACCACCAGATCAACATCGACAATTACCAGTTGGCGCTGCAAGAGATTGCCGAGAACCACGCCGACTGCGAAGTGATGGCCGAGTTTGCTATCCGCCTACGCGAACTGCTGGGTAGCTCGCTCGTTGAGCAGGCAAAAGAAACCATCATGCGCGACGTGATGGCCAAGCAACTGGAGGCTAACTGATGTTCTACTACCTAAATCCCCCCGGCGGTTCGGCGGTGTATCCCTACACCCTGACCGATCTGCGTCTTGCCAACCCCGGCGTGAAGTTCCCTGTGGACATCACCGACGCCATTGCGGCAGAGTATCACTGCTTTCCGGTGCAGCCGACCACTCCGGACAATGCCCCGACTGGCAAGAAGAACGTGCGCGCCGCGCCTGAACTGGTGGACGGTATGTGGTTCGAACGCTGGGCGCTGGCGGACATCACCGCCGACGAAACCGCCGCACAGTGGTCTGCCGTGCGTGCCGAGCGCAACGCCAAGCTGGCCGCGTGTGACTGGACGCAGCTTGCCGACGCTCCCGTGGACAACCTCCAGTGGGCCGTCTACCGCCAAGCACTGCGCGACTTGCCGAATAGCCAGAGTGACCCGTTTAACGTCGTCTGGCCGACTGCGGGCTAATGAGCAATCGTTGGCCCGGCGGCCTGATCCGCAAGACACCTGTGACGCCCGCTGGCCCGTTCCAGAACGGTGCGGCTCCGGGCGTGTGGACGCTTGCCGAGGCGGCGTATTGGGCGAAGCAGGGGCTGTGGCCGATTGCGGGGAACAAGCAACAGTTTATCGCCGTGGCGCACCAAACTTCGCCCTTCATCACCGCCTACCCGTGGAGCGGCAGTGGCTTTGGTACGAAGTTTGCCGACCCCGCTACGCTGCCAGCTGGTAATGGCCAAGGCGTAGCGTTTACCTCCGCAGGGGACGCTATCGCCGTAGCGCACCAAACTTCGCCATTCGTCTCCGCCTATCCGTGGTCTGGCTCGGGTTTTGGCACTAAATACGCTGATCCAGCTACGCTGCCAGCTGGCACCGGGAGTGGTGTAGCCTTCAGCCCAACGGGCGACGCCATCGCTGTGGCGTCATCTAGCAGCCCTCGTATCTCCGCATATCCGTGGTCTGGCTCGGGTTTCGGTACGAAGTTTGCTAATCCGGCTACGCTTCCTACTGACCAAGGCCGAGGCGTAGCCTTCAGTCCATCTGGCAATGCTATCGCTGTAGCGCACCTTACGACGCCATTCGTCTCTGCCTATCCGTGGTCTGGCTCTGGCTTTGGCACTAAGTTTGCTAATCCGGCTACGCTGCCTACGGGAGATGGCAACGGCGTAACCTTCAGCCCATCTGGCAACGCTATCGCGGTAGGTCACGCTACCTCACCCTTCATCTCGGCCTACCCTTGGAGCGGCAGCGGTTTCGGTACGAAGTTTGCTAATCCGGCTACCGCACTGCCCGGCGCTGGTAACGGCGTAGCATTCAGTCCAGCGGGCAACGCCATCGCTGTAGCGCACCTTAACTCGCCCTATGTATCCGTTTACCCGTGGTCTGGCTCGGGTTTCGGCACTAAGTTCGCTAATCCGGCTACGCTGCCGGGAGTAACCGGGAGTGGTGTAGCCTTCAGCCCAACGGGCGATGCCATCGCCGTATCGGACTACTTCGGTTCCATCATCTCGGCCTACCCTTGGTCTGGCTCTGGTTTTGGTACGAAGTTTGCTGCCCCGGCTACGCTGCCTACTGGTGTTGGCCGAGGTGTGGCCTTCGGCGCAGCATAAGGAAACCCCATGATTGAGCAGCTCATCAGCCGGGTCTGGCCCGAACCACCCACTACGTGATATAGTCCTGTGTCGCAGTTAGAAAGGAGGTAGCGCTATATGTTTGGTTTTACTTCCTTCGCTGTAGCACCGTTTGCGGCGCTGTCGGGCGTCACTCTGCAGCCGGCGCTGTTCACGAACACGAACACGTTCTACAGCCCGACGGTTGCACCCGGAGCGGTGACACTCGCCCCGGCACTGTTCACGAACACGAACACGTTCTACAGCCCGACGGTTGCGCCCGGAACGGTAACACTTACCCCCGCGCTGTTCACGAACACGAACACGTTCTACAGCCCGACAGTCACGGGCGGCGTAGTCACACTGCTGCCGGCGCTGTTCGTCAACACGAACACGTTCTACAGCCCGACAGTCGCGCCCGGAGCGGTGACACTGCTGCCGGCGCTGTTCACGAACACGAACACGTTCTACAGCGCCACGGTGACGCCCGGAGCGGTGACACTGTTGCCGGCGCTCCTCGTCAACACGAACACGTTCTACAGCGCCACGGTGACGCCCGGCGCGATCACACTGCTGCCGGCGCTGTTCACGAACACGAACACGTTCTACAGCCCGACAGTCGCCTCCGCGTACACGATCGCCCCCGCGCTGTTCGTCAACACGAACACGTTCTACACGGCGGCCCTAAGCTATGATCAAGTCATAGAACCGGCCCTGTTCGTCAACACGAACGCGTTCTACAACACGTTTGCCTACCTGTACCCGTTCCACCCGAACGACGTGCGCCCCGGAGGCAGCAGCGTCGTCCCGGGTCCGCGCGGGCCTATGCCGCCAGCGCCGAACGCGGCGCGCGGTGCCATGCCCCTATCTACATCTGTACGACAACCGATGCCCTTCCAGTAGAGTTTACACAGCGAGCGATCTTTGGTATGTTGCGACTGCCAGAAATGTTCGCCCGCCGTGGCAAGCTGCTGCCCTGATACAGCGAGCACAATGACATGGCCTATTCCAACACGGTATCGCAGACGGTGTTTACGACGCAGCGCGTTATCGATAACGCCGTGCGCCGCTGCCGTGTGCCTGCGGAACAGATCACGGCCGAGACGATCAGCATCGCCAACGACATGCTGTACCTGCTGCTGTCGGACCTCGCCAATCAGGGCGTGCCGCTGTGGTGCATCCAGAAGTGCATCTTCCCGCTGTACGAGGGCACGCCGACGATTACGACCTACACGGGCACGGTCGACCTGCTCAACACCAACCTGCGCTCACTGCAAGAGGTGACCGGCACCAACACCGACACCTCGACGAGCCGCACAGTGAACTTCGGCAGCGCCTCCGCCGCCACCGCAGTCAGCACGGTGGGCATCCTCTGGTCCGCCGCAGCCGTCCCCGTATCGCTGCAGCGCAGCATTGACAACGTGACGTGGACCATCATTCAGAACGAAGACCAGACCGCCGCCGCCGGCCAATGGACGTGGTTCGACCTGAACAGCAGCGTCGCCACCCAATACTTCCGCGTCGTGGCCATCACCGGCACGCTCGGTTTCAGCCAGATCTACCTCGGCAACACGCCGACCGAGATCCCCATGGCGCGCATGAACCGCGACGATTACACCAACCTGCCGAACAAGACGTTCCAGTCGAACCGGCCCCTTCAGTTCTGGCTCGACCGTCAGGCGCAGTCGCCGGTGCTGAACCTGTGGCCCGTGCCGAACGCGCAGGCCACCGTCTATCAGGTCGTCACGTGGATCCAGCGGCACATCATGGACGTCGGCACCATGGCGCAGGAAGTGGAAGTGCCGCAGCGCTGGTACGAGGCTATCGTGTCCATGCTGGCCGCCAAGATGGCGATGGAGATGATCGAGGTCGACCCGCAGATCCTCCCGATGCTCGACAGCAAGGCCGCGCAGGCGCTGGCGATCGCGCAGGCCGAGGAACGCGACAACTCGCCGATGATGATCGCTCCCAACATCTCACCGTACACGAGGTAGCCCCATGCCGGTCTTTCTCGACACCCGAGGCAAGAGCACGCTTGGCATCGGCATCTGCGGCCGGTGCAGCCGCAAGATGAGCCTCGACGACCTGTACCCAGACCCGAACTACCCGGGGCTGCGCGTCTGCAAGGACGACATCGACCAGTACGACCCGTACCGTCTGCCCGCCCGGCAGCCGGAAGTTATCGCTCTCCAGTTTCCGCGACCGGACACCCCCCTCGCGCCATGAACACCCGAGGAGTGCTCCCCTCGGGCTGTGGCAGCGCTGGCGGTGCTTTATCCCCCCGCCGCCGGCGCTGTTCTACTGAAGGATGAAAGATGATTGAACAACTGATCAGCCGGGTCTTCTATGCCCGCAACGTCGCCCACTTCGAACACTGGCGCGCTACCGGCACGGGCAGCTTCGCCAAGCATCAGGCGCTGGGCGTCTTCTACGACAACGTCATCGACGCCATCGACGACCTCGTGGAGGCGTATCAGGGCGCGTTCGACCTGATCGGCAACATCCCGGGACCGGAGACGCCGAAGGGCGACGTCCTGAAGCTGCTCGAGGCTGACGCCGCGTGGATCGAGGAGAACCACGAGGGCATCTGTCAGGGCAACCGCGCCGTGGCCAACCTGATCGACACGCTGACGGGCGTCTACCTGTCGGCGATCTACAAACTCCGCAACCTCAAGTAACGGAACTCGACATGGCCGAAATCGACGAAACCAAAGCACGCCTTCAGACCCACGAGGAAGTGTGTGCGATACGCTACGACGGTCTGTGCGCTAGGTTGAAACGCTTGGAGAATGTCGGGCTTACTGTGGCCGGGGCGATCATCATGCTGCTTCTCGGCATCATCGTAAAAATGAACTGATGAGCATCGTTCTCGGCCCTCGCTCGCTGTCACGCTTGCAAGATGTGCATCCTGATCTGGTGCGTGTCGTCAAGCGCGCAGCGGCGCTGTCTGACTTAGATTTTACGGTGCTGGAGGGACGGCGGACGCTGGAGCGCCAGAAGGTGTTGCTCAAGAACGGCGCCACCAAGACGCTGAACTCTCGCCACTTGACCGGCCACGCCGTCGATCTTGCGCCCATGCTGGGCGATACGGTATCTTGGGACTGGCCGCTGTATCATCGGTTGGCCAAGATTGTGAAGGCCGCTGCGGTGGCCGAAAATGTCTCGCTCACTTGGGGCGGCGACTGGCGCACTTTCAAGGACGGCCCGCACTGGGAACTACCTTGGAAGCAATACCCGAAAGGAACTTGAACATGTCTATCGTAAACTTCGCTCTGAACCGCCTGAAAGAACCATCGACCTACGCGGGCCTATCGGGTCTGGCGCTGGCCTTCGGCATCTCCAGCGACCTCTATGCCGCTGCATCGTCGGCTGTTGCTGCCGTTGCTGGTCTGGTCGCCGTCGTCTTGGTAGAACGCGCCAAGTGATCAAGTTCCTGTCGTCCCTGCTGGCGCTGATCGAGCGGGCGTTTGCCTACTTCGATATGGAGCGCTGGAAGCAGCAGGGACGACAGGAAGCCATAGAGGAGGCGGCTGATGTTGTGCAGCACCAGATCGAACTGGGCGAGGCGGCTGTCGCTGTGCCTGACCCTCTGCGCGATGAGCGGCTGCGCAACCGTTTCGACCGCGCCCCTTGATAGCTATTGTGCGATCGCTCGACCCATCAGCTATGATACCACTCGGGACACGGCAGAGACGGTGGCAGCGATAGAGATCCACAACAGCCAGTGGGTGTGCCTGTGCGAATTAGATTGCCCCGCTGGCAAGTCGCTCCAAAAGTGATATAAGGACGGCCCATGGCTACCACGATGACCTTTGAGACCCTGAAGCAGGACGTGCAGCGCTATCTTGAGCGCGGCGCGACCTACGCCTCGGACCCGGTCGTCTACGAGCAGATCCCGCGCCTGATCAATCTGGCGGAGCGGCGGATTGCGCGCGAGCTGAAGATCCAAGGCTTCATCGCGGTGGTGTCCGACACCATGGTCCCCGGCCAGTCGGTGTACGCAAAGCCCGACCGCTGGCGCGACACGGTCAGCATCAACATCGGCACTGGCACCAGCAACGCCAACCGCACCGCCCTCTTCACGCGCGTCTACGAGTACCTGCGTTCGTATTGGCCGAACGAAAGTCTGACGGCGACGCCGCTGTTCTACTCGGACTACAACTATTCGAACTGGCTTTTCGCCCCCACGCCGGATGAGGCGTACCCCTTCGAGGTGCTGTATTACGAGCTGCCACCGCTGCTTGACGACAGCATCCAGACGAACTGGCTGACAGAATACGCTCCACAGCTCCTGCTGTATGGCGCGTTGCTCGAGGCGACCCCGTTCCTGAAGAACGACGAGCGCATCGGCACGTGGCAGCAGTACTACGATCGCGCCGCTGCGATGCTCAACGGCGAAGATCTGGCGAAGATCCTCGACCGCGCATCAGTCCGCAAGGAGGCATAAGTGAGCTACACATCCGTTTTCGGCGGCAACACGATATATCCCTCGGATGTGTCCTACCTGTCGATTGCCCTCAGCGTTGACACGCCGCTTGAGTGGCCCCTCGAAAGTTCGGGAACCGAAGCACCGGCCGCGCGTATCATTGATGTCGACCCAACGGCCTCCGGCTTCAGCATAGAGCTGCCGGACGCCACGCTGACCGGCGCCGGCCAGACGATCCTGTTCAATAACATCGACGGCGCGTACAGCTTTTACGTCAAGGACTTTGCCGGTAACACGCTGGCCACCGTGGCCTTCGGTGAGCAGTGGCAAATCTATCTGGCCGCCACCACGACCGCCGCCGGCACGTGGCGCGTATTCCGCTACGGCGCCTCGACCGCGACGGTGCAGGCGTCCGCTCTGGCAGGCTTCGGCCTGACTGTCACCGGCTCGACGCTGTCGCAGTCGCTGCCCGTCACCACGTTCTCTACCAGCACCACCGCCGCCACTTCAAATCGAGCGGGCGCGTTCGTGTGGACCGGCACCGGCACCGGCACGTTGAGCCTTCTGACGGCCGTATCTGCCGGCAACAACTTCTTCATTTTCGTCCGCAACGAGGGCGGCGGGGATCTGACGATTGACCCGGCCGGCACGGAGACGATCAACAGCGCCGCCACACTGGTGCTCCGGCCCGGTGACA